CGGAAGGGTTCGGTACCGGGGACGCCTGTATTGTGGCCGACGATGTGCTCCACGTGATTGATCTGAAATACGGCGTAGGCATCATGGTGGACGCGACACAGAATCCGCAGACCATGTGTTACGCGCTGGGCCTGCTGGAGGCTTTCGACGGCATCTACGATGTCAGCACCGTGCGGATGACGATCTTCCAGCCCCGGCGTGAGAACATCTCCACCTTTGAAATGAGCAAGGCTGACCTGCTCGGCTGGGCTGAGAACGTTCTGGCTCCAACAGCAAAGCTGGCCTTCAACGGCGAGGGTGAGTTCAAAGCCGGAGACCACTGCCAGTTCTGTACCGCAAAGGCCACCTGCCGGAAACGGACAGAGTACAACCTGGAGATGGCCCGGTATGACTTCGAGGTTCCTTCCGAACTCACTGACGACGAGATCGCCGTCATCCTGCCCCGGATCGATGAACTGATCGCATGGGGCGGCGACGTTAAGGAATACGCGCTGCAGCAGGCGGTCTCAGGCACACACTACCCAGGCTTCAAAGTGGTGGAGGGACGCTCAGTCACCAGGTACACCAATGAGGAAGCTGTAGCCGCCGCAGTCACAGCGGCTGGTGAAGACCCCTATGAACGGAAGCTGCTTGGCCTCACTGCCATGAAGGCGCTTCTGGGCAAGAAACGATTCGACGACATCCTGGGCGGGCTGACATTTAAGCCGCCGGGAAAGCCAACCTTAGTACCAGAGTCGGACAAGCGTCCGGCCATGAACACTGCGAAAAACGATTTTATGGAGGAAAAAGATCATGAGTAAGTTTGTCAATCCCACCAAGGTTATCACTGGCCCCAACACCCGCTGGTCTTATGCGAACGTCTGGGAAGCCAAGTCCATCAACGGTTCCACCCCCAAGTTCTCCGTCTCCCTGATCATCCCGAAGACCGACACGGCCACCATCGAGAAGATCAACCGGGCCATCAAGGCCGCGTATGAGGAAGGCCAGAGCAAGCTGCGCGGCAACAGCAAGTTTGTCCCCGACCTGGAGAGCCTGAAGCTGCCCCTCCGCGACGGCGACAAGGAGCGCAAGGGCGATCCTGCCTATGCCGGGTGCATGTTCATCAACGCCAACAGCAGCACCGCTCCGGGAATCGTGGATGCGGACTGCAATCCCATCCTGGATCGCTCCGAGGTGTACTCCGGCGTCTATGGCCGAGCCAGCATCAACCTGTACGCCTTCAACAGCAATGGCAACAAGGGTATCGCCTGCGGGCTGAACAACCTGCAGAAGATCCGGGACGGCGAGCCCATGGGAAGCCGCAGCCGCGCTGAGGACGATTTCGCCACCGACGACGATGAGGACTTCCTGTCCTGAGACAAAAAAAGCCGGGCGGCAGAGTGATGAGCTCCGCTGCCCGGCATGAAAGGAATGATGACAATGATCACATATGAATCTATGAAAATGTTCCTGGTGACCTTCGCCTTTGAGGCCCTCGTTATCCTGATCGCTGTTGCGTTCATCTATAACATCTATAGCGCCGTGCGCGGCATCGTCAGAATGGTGAAACGCCACAGGGATAAGCAGAAGGCACTGGACAAGATCATCGAGCAGGCGTAACGACAAGGCGGCATCGGCAGGACTGGTGCCGCCTTTTTTCAGGAGGACATATGATCGAATATCTCTCCATTGACCTGGAAACGAAATCAGGCACCGATCTTTCCAAGAGCGGTGTGTACAGATATACGGAAGACCCGGAGTTTGACATCCTGCTGTTCGGTTACTCTGTCAACGGCGGCGAGGTGTCCGTCATCGATGTGGCCCGCGGGGAGCAGATCCCGGAAGAAGTGCTGCGGGCCATCGTGGATGAGTCCGTGACGAAGTGGGCGTTCAATGCGGCGTTTGAGCGGATTTGTCTGTCGGCGTGGCTGCGGAAGAACCGGCCTGATCTGTTCTGCAGCTATAGCATACCGGAAGACAGCGTTGCCAATTATCTGAACCCGGCATCGTGGAAATGCTCCCTGATCTGGTCGGCATACATTGGCCTGCCGCTGTCGCTGGAGGGCGTCGGCGCAGTGCTGAAGCTGCAGGATCAGAAGATGACAGAGGGCAAGGCGCTGATCAAATACTTCTCCGTGCCCTGCAAGCCGACGAAGGTCAACGGCGGCAGGCTCTGGAACCGCCCGCAGCATGCGCCAGACAAGTGGGCCACCTTCAAGGCGTACAACAAGCGCGATGTGGAGGTGGAGATGTCCATCCAGAAGGTGCTGGCCAAGTTCCCTGTGCCGGATTCCGTCTGGGAGGAATATCACCTGTCCGAGCAGATCAACGACAGAGGCATCGGCCTGGATCGGCAGATGGTCGAGCAGGCCATCCAGTTGGATGCCCAATCCCGCGATGAGCTTTCCGCTGAAATGCAGAAGCTGACACAGTTGGAGAACCCGAATTCTGTGGCTCAGATGAAGCAGTGGCTGGCGGATCATGGGATGGAGGTGAATTCCCTGGACAAGAAAGCCGTGAAGGAACTGCTGAAGACCGCACCGTCGGAACTGGCCCAGGCGCTGGAACTCCGTCAGCAGCTTGCCCGGTCGAGTGTGAAAAAATACATCGCCATGGAGAACTGTGTCTGCGCTGACGGTCGGTGCCGAGGCATGTTCCAGTTCTATGGTGCCAACCGCTCCGGGCGCTGGGCTGGCAGGCTGATCCAGTTGCAAAATTTGCCGCAGAACCACATCCCGGATCTGGCCTCCGCCCGCAGCCTGGTGAAAGCCGGGGACTATGAAATGCTTCGTCTGCTATATGAGGATGTGCCTGACACCCTCAGTCAGCTGATCCGGACGGCATTCGTGCCGAAACCCGGATACAAGTTTATCGTCAGCGACTTCAGTGCCATCGAAGCAAGGGTGATCGCCCACCTGGCCGGGGAGGCGTGGAGAACAGAGGTCTTCCGCAACAACGGCGACATTTATTGCGCGTCGGCATCCGCGATGTTTGGTGTGCCCGTTGAGAAGCATGGCGTGAACGGCCATCTCCGCCAGAAGGGCAAAATCGCCGAATTGGCACTCGGCTATGGCGGCAGTGTCGGCGCTCTGAAAGCGATGGGCGCTTTGGACATGGGTCTGAAAGAGGAAGAGCTCCAGCCGCTGGTTTCCGCATGGCGGCAATCCAATCCGAACATCGTCGCCTTCTGGTGGGATGTGGATGATGCCGTGAAGACCGCGATCCGAGGACGGACGGCTACAGAAACACATGGCATTCGGTTTATCTACCAGAGCGCCATGCTGTTCATTCAGCTTCCATCCGGCAGGCGTCTGGCCTATGTGAAACCGAAGATCGTCGAGAACAAATTTGGCGGCGAATCCGTCACCTACGAAGGCGTGGGCGCGACGAAAAAATGGGAGCGGATCGAAAGCTACGGCCCGAAATTCGTGGAAAACATTGTGCAGGCAATCAGCAGGGACATCCTGTGTTACGCCATGCGGACGCTGTCGCATTGCTTCATCTGTGGGCATATCCACGACGAACTGATCATCGAGGGCAGCGCAGGCGTCGACCTGCGGGCTGTCTGTGAACAAATGGGCCGGATACCACCGTGGCTTCCGGGGGCCGTGTTGCGGGCAGACGGGTATGAGACGGAATGGTACAGGAAGGATTGAGTTTCTTGACCGCTTACTTGGCCACCTGCTTGACCACTTTCATGGCCACCCATCAGGTTTCCTGCACACCTTGCTGCACACTTTGTTGCGCACTTACCTGCGCACCATATGAAAACAGCGCTCACCGATGATGGTGGGCGCTATGTTTGCATTATAGACAAAGCCTTTCATATCCCTGACGGATGATTCTCGCCATCAGCTTTCGGCGTTCGATAAGGAAATCGGGATAATCAAGCGATTCGAAATTTTCCGGCAGAGCATTCTCTGTGCAGGTGCGACGATATTCTTCTTCTCCCAGTTTGGCCCGATAGACACCAACATATTCAATGGGTGGCTTGTCAGAAATGTCGATAAAGGCTCGATTTCTTTTTAATTCTAATATACTTTTTCTATCGGTCGCATCCGCCACACAAAATTCAATTTGTTTTGCATATTGTGATTGCCGTCTTTTAGCCAATTCTATCATTTTTTTGCTGTAATCAAAAGCGACAACCGAAGCGCCTCTTTGTGCAAGATACGAAGAATAATTTCCATTGCCACACGCAATATCCAAAATGTAATCCGCAGGATTAGGAGATAGAAGTTCCGTTACTTTGGGACGCACTACCTCTCTGTGAAATTCATTAGATTCGTCACCCATTGCATTATCCCAAAATTGTGCGTTCTCCTCCCAGATTTTTTTACTTTCCTCTGTTCCCATGTTCTCTCCCACTCCCCAAATTTGCTTTTTTGCTTCCATTAAATCTTCCTTACTATATTCCATTGTTACCCTCCATAACTTCTGATTGTTGCCGTCTTGACGATTATGTATCTTTACATTACCTTCTGAAACATATGGCGCACCTTGTCCAGGCGGCTGTTTGGACGGCGGGGCTGGATGACCGGCTGACCGACAGCGGCCTGATATCCTTTCAGCTCTGTAAGGCATACGCTCCGCCCGTTGGTGTAAAAGGCCAGATCAGTACGGTATGCCTGTATACAGCGGGCGGGAATCTCGCCAGTAAAGACAACTTCATCCTTTTTTACCTGGGCCGTTTCGATGGTGGCACAGTATTTCGGTGCATCATGATAAGCCCTGGAAAGGTATTCCTGGGGCGCATAGAGGATGAAGGAGAGATAAGGTTCCAGCAGCTGCGTCCCCGATTCCTTCAATGCCTGTTCCAATACAATCGGGGCCAATGAGCGGAAGTCCGCCGGCGTGCTGACCGGACTGTAATAAAGCCCGTATTCAAAGCAAATCTTACAGTCCGTTACGTTCCAGCCGAACAAGCCCTGCTCCAGCCCGTAACGGATACCATCCCTGACAGCGTTTTGAAAACTCTGGTTCAAGTATCCCAGCGAAACCCGGCTCTCGTATTGTACACCGGAGCCAAGCGAGAGTGGTGTAACAGACAGTCCTATGGATGCCCAAAACGGGTTGGGCGGCACCTCGATATGGATGGTGTGGCTGGCTGCTTTGAGCGGCCGCTCCATATAAATGACGGAGGGTTCCTTTACCACTGTTTCAAGCTTGTATTTTTCCGACAGCAAAGCGGAAACAACCTCCAACTGCACCCGGCCCAAAAAAGAAAGAATGATCTCATGGGTGATGGAATCCACTTCGCAACGCAAAAGCGGGTCAGTATCCGCAAGTTGCGTAAGAGCGTCCAGCAGCCGTTCTCTTTGCGCTGCCGTTTTCGGCGCAATCGTCGTCCGCAGCATGGGGAGGGGGTCCTCGCGCCACCTTTTACGAGGGAGCCGGGTTTGGTCCCCTAATACATCGTTTAACCTCACGCTGTCGCTGGGAAGGATAACAATTTCACCCTGATAAGCGGTGTCTGTCCGAACAATTTCCCCTTTGGATGGAATACGCATCTCTGTGATTTTCAGCTTTTCTCTCCCGGCCAGGGCCACCGTATCCCGCAGGCGCAGCGTTCCGCTGTATAACCGTAGATAGACACGCCGCTGGCCGCAATCGGTGTACTCAACCTTGAAAACGCTGCCGCATAGGGCGGCGCCCCCCTGTTCCCCAATCGGTTGGAACAGCCCTGTCACCGCATCCATCAACGGTTGAATGCCAAGGCCATTTTTGGCGCTGCCATGATAGACTGGGAACAGGGAGGCGTCTTGAACCCGCTGCTGTTCCTCCCGCGCAAGTTTTTCCCGGCTGATTGGTTCTCCTGCGATATACTTTTCCAATAATTCATCGTTATTTTCGATGACCGCATCCCATGCTTCTATGTCGGTATTTTCCTCCAGGACTATTTCCGGGGACAGCGACACCGTCTGCTTGATGATAATATCGGCGGAGAGCTTATCCCGAACAGACTGAACCACGCTCTGCAAATCAACGCCAGCCTGGTCGATCTTGTTGATAAAGATAACGGTGGGAATGTTCATTTTCCGCAGGGCATGGAACAGAATACGGGTCTGGGCCTGCACGCCATCTTTAGCGGAGATCACCAAGATGGCCCCATCTAAAACAGCCAAAGAGCGGTACACCTCCGCCAAAAAATCCATGTGGCCGGGCGTATCCACAATGTTAACTTTACATCTGTGCCACTGGAAGGAAGTGACTGCCGCTTGAATGGTAATCCCACGCTGCCGCTCCAAAAACATGGTGTCCGTCCTCGTTGTCCCTTTTTCGACGCTCCCCGGTTCTGAAATGGCTCCGCTGGCATATAGCAGGCTCTCCGTCAAGGTCGTCTTTCCAGCGTCTACATGGGCAAGAATTCCAATATTGATTATTTTCATGTGATTGTCCTCCCTTTACAGCCCCAAAGGGCATAAAAATCCCCAGCAGTACATAGCCATGTTTCTCATAAACGGAGAGATGCTCTTTGATGAAAGAATAACCTTTATAGTTGTTGTACCTGAACAGCATCATCTCTGTATTCTGCTTTATCACCATCAGAGCATCCCTCCTTTGTTATGTATTTTGTGTGCCGTGGAGCTCACGATAAAGCCTATCTGCCAGCGCGGCCTGCACGGCGTGATACTTCTTAGCATCTTGGAACAACTGGATGTAGGCTTCCTGATTCTGAGCGTATGCTTCCATTGCGGTCTCATCGAAGATGTCTGGGAAGACGCTGCGGTGGTACACCTGCTGATCATCTGTCTGCGCCGCCTTCTGTACGTCTTCATCTTTCCTCATACGGTTATACAAGTCTTCAACGATAACGCGGTCGGCATCGGTGAACTCGCCCATGAATTCCTCGTTGATTTTCTGGATGATTTCATCCAACGGGCTGAGCTTTTCTTTCTTGGCTCCGGCCTTTTTGGGATTGGTGGGCTTCCAAGATCCGGACTCATCTTCCAATTCAATCGCGCCATGGAAGGTCTGGGAAAGCTGGTAGTACTCCAGCTTGACTCGATTGTCCAGCTTGAAATCAATGGTGGGATCGCCCGGTAGCAGTTTGGCCAGATAGGAACAGAAAATGTATTCCTTATGTAGAGCCTTATCGAACATCCGGGTGATCTGGCTGATGTAGTTATACCACTTCACCAGATTGCGCACCTCGCGACGGAACTGGTACCGCTGATCCTGATTCAGCTGATTATACCTTTCAGCTACGGGCAGCAGAGCATTAGAGATTTTGGACTGTGTGGAGTTGGATGCTCTAACGTCTTCGTCGATGTAGATGCTGGTTACCTTTTCGATATCCTCCTCGGTGTAAATGCCATACTCATGAAGGATGCGCTGTGTCGTGTAGATCAGATCAAAATTGATTTCTTCCTCCAGACTGGTCTCACGATAGAATTGCTGGAATGCCTCCCGGATGCGCTCGACCGGATTGACAAAGTCCAGCACGTAGGTATCTTCTTTGCCGGGACAGGTACGGTTCAGGCGACTCAAAGTCTGCACGGCTTTCACATCGCGCAGTTCCTTATCCACGATCATAGTATGCAGTAGCGGCTCATCAAAGCCGGTCTGATACTTCTCGGCCACGATCAGCACATCGCCCTCTTCGTGGAACACAGCCTTGGTCTGGCTCTCACGCACGGGATGACCGTTGCTGTCGACATTCATGCTGCTCTCGGTGTACTCTGGGCTGTTGGGATCGTCCGGGTCTTTCAGCGACCCGCTGAAAGCGATCATGATTTCGACGTCATCATAATTGTTGTCGCGCAGATACTTCTTAATGGTGTGGTAGTACCGGACTGCCGCCAAGCGGGAAGCAGTGACCACCATCATCTTGCCCTTGCCGCCAATTTTCTTCTTAGTGATATCGCGGAAGGTTTCGACGATAATTGCGGCCTTCTGCTCCAGATTATGTGGATGCAGTTCCTCATACCGCTTGATGGTCTTAATGGCTTTCGAAGTGGGCACGTCCGGGTTTTCCGGTGTATTGCTGGCAATCTGGTAGCACATTTTATAAGTTACGTAGTTTGCCAGTACATCCAGAATGAAGCCTTCCTCAATGGCTTGCTTCATGGAGTAGATGTGGAAGGGGTGGAAGGAACCATCAGGATATGGCTCACCGAAGATTTCCAGTGTCTTGCCCTTGGGCGTTGCGGTGAAGGCGAAGAAAGACAGGTTCTTGTGCCGTCCCTGAGACAGCATTTCTTGCACAAGGATATCTTTGTTTTCAATCTCCTCCTGTGCCTGCTCTTCGATTTCGGCGTACTCTTCCAGAGCATCCCGCATGTCAGCGAGGGCTTCCTTCATCTTCAGAGCGCTTTTGCCTGTCTGGCTGGAATGTGCCTCGTCCACGATGATGGCAAAACGCTTACCGGCTGTTTCATTGATTTGGTCATAAATGACCGGGAACTTCTGCAGGGTAGAAACGATGATGCGCTTACCGTCGTTGATAGCATTGCGCAGATCCCAGCTGCTCTTCTTCTCATCGATGGTCACCACGGTGCCCAGTGTATGGTCAAAGCTGGAGACAGTCGCCTGTAGCTGCTGTTCCACGCGCAGTATGCCGCACGTTACCCCGCCGTACGGGAAACCCGGTGGTTTCAGGACGTGCTTACCTGTTTGGAAGCCTATCAAACCGCGCCGGGCCGCTACGCGTTTCCCGCCAAATGGTTTTCCGAAAAGCAGGGCTACGCGGTGATGGGAAGCCATTTGTCCTGCGGGGAGAACCGGCGCAAGAAGAACTGGACGGAAATCGAATCGACGTTTGCCATGCTGCTGCTGAAGCGCGATCTCTGATTGTTTGCGCGGCATAGTTGATCAAACGTCGCAAAAACGTTATGATGAGGGCAGTTGTTCGGCAAGGAGGGCTTGGATGCTCCGCCACGATTCCCATTCCCCCGGCGACCGTAGCCCGATCGGGGCCGTGCCCTGCGCAAGCGTGGTTACGCTGCGCTTTTTCAGCGACGATCCGTTTGCCGTTACCCTGCGCACCTGGGACGGAACCGAGCGGCTGACGCCCATGACGCCCCTGGGCGGCGGCCGGTACGAGGCGGAAATCACCGTGCCGCAAACGCCGATGCTGTTCTGGTATGATTTCATCATCCATACGCACTGGGGCGACGTGCGCTACGGCAACCGGGACGACGGCCTGGGCGGCGAAGGGCAGATTGTGCACGATACGATGCACGCCTTCCAGATCACCGTGTACGACCCGGCCTACGAAACGCCGGAGTACCTGCGGCACGGCGTGCTCTATCAGGTGTTCCCGGACCGTTTTTGCAAAGACACGGCGCCGGTATCCGAGGCGCGGCGGGCGGAAATCGCCCAAGCGCATCCCGACGCCTCCTTCCACGCGCGCTGGAACGAGCCTCCCGCGCTGGACATAGATCCCGAAAACGGCGATAACCGCGCGCTGGATTTCTTCGGCGGCACGCTCCGGGGCATTGCGGAGAAGCTGCCCTATCTGCGCGATTTGGGCGTGACGGTTCTCTATATAAACCCCATCGTACGCGCGCGCACCAACCACCGCTACGATACGGGCGATTACCACCGGGTGGACCCGGTGCTGGGCAGCCAGCGTGATTTTATGTCGCTGGCTTCAAAAGCCGGAGATATGGGCATCCGCATCGTGTTGGACGGCGTGTTCAGCCACACCGGCGCGGACAGCCTGTATTTCAACCGCTACGGGAGGTATCCGGGCGTCGGCGCGTACCAGAGCCCGCAATCCCCCTACGCAAGCTGGTATCGGTTTTTTACGTTTCCAAACGATTATAACGCCTGGTGGGGTTTTTACACGCTGCCCGCCGTGGAGAAGGACCACCCGGATTACCAGTTTTTCCTGCTCAACCAGCAAAACGGCGTGCTGCCCTACTGGTTGCGGCAAGGCACAAGCGGCTGGCGGCTGGACGTGGCGGACGAGCTTCCCGTGCGGCTGTTGCAGAAAATGCGTTACGCCGTGAAAACCGCCGGGGAGGGCAACGCGCTGATCGGCGAGGTTTGGGAGGACGCAAGCAACAAGGTAAGCTACGGGGAGCCGCGCTCCTACTGCCTGGGGGACACGCTGGACAGCGTGATGAACTACCCGCTGCGCCGCGCGGTGATCGATTTCTTCACCGGGAAAACGGACGCGTACGCGCTGGCACGGCTGCTTTTACACCAGCGCGAGGTGTATCCCCCGCCGTTTTATTACAGCCTGATGAACCTGCTGGGCAGCCACGACCGCGTACGCGCGCTGAACGCCTTCGCGGGATATGATACCGAAGGCATTGTGCAGA